CCTCAGCCGCGCTAATGCCCGTCTGTGCCGTCGTCGAAATAGTGTCGGTTCCGCTGTACGAGCCAGCGGTTGAGTTCGTACCGTAAATGATCGGTACGACGATGGTCGCTCCACCAGTGATCCGACGAATGGTCTGGCCGTTCGTCAGCGCGTAGAACAACGGCCGGGCACTGAAGATATTATCTGTCAGTTTCGGGACGTAGTTCTTGAGTGTGGTGGAGAGAATCTCGTCAAAGTTAGCGTTACCCGCCATGATTCTTACTCCTTAGGTCTATGTGCCGTGTTGTTTTTTGGCGTTGGCGAAAGCCTCACGGATCGACATGGGTTTCTCCGATGCCGTGCTGGTTACTACACCAGCCTGCCGTGAAGTACCGGTTTCCACCTTGGTGTTCCGCTTCGATTCGGTTATCTCACGCTCCTCATGCAGTTTCCCTGCATAAGTCGCCAAAGATCCGAAGTTCATGTGAGCGTACGCCGCCTCCAGATTCGGAATCCGGTTCTCCAATGCGTGCCTGTAAAGAGCGTCCGCATCAAAATCGCCGTACTTCGCCTGGAGAGTGGAAACTTCCGCTTCCAACGCCTGCTGTCTTGATGTCCTCGCCTGTTTCGCCATCGTTGCTTCCAAGGAAGCGATGCGCTGCTCTGTTGGATCCGGCTCATCTTCCCACTCATCGGTGGAAGAAGTCGACCGGTTGTCCTCAATGCCGAACGCTGATGACAGCGCAGTAAGCGCACCCGCTGGGTCCGCTTCCAAAGCCGAAACTATTGCCTCGGCCTGCTCCAAACGCTGACGTTCGGATGCCAACTCCTGCGTCTTACGGGTGTAATCGGCCTGTCGCTGGTATCCCTGTTGAAGTTCACTTAGGGTGACCTCTGACTCTGCGCCATCCACCTTTATGGTGTACGTCGAGTCGACAGGTTCCGCCGCTACCTCGCTGGAAGATTCTGGAGTGTCCATCTGGATGGGTTCCGTTCCTTCTATGTTTTGTGGGCACTAGCCCTTAGGAGTCCGTAGGTTGCTCCTAATAGACAACAACTTCTGTCCCAGGCTAACCCAAAGAAGGCAACTCCAGGCCCATCTGGCCTTCCAGTTGAGCCATCAACTCGGGCGGCACACCGCCCGTAGGTGCGAAAGCGGGGGGCACACCGGGGCCTGGGGGAGGTTCAGGCACGGGTGGCCCCCCTGGCGGCATGGGGCCGCCGGCAAGGGCCGCTTCTTCCTCTACCGGGGCTTCCCCAGGAGGTCCAGGCGGCTGCTGTTGCATGATGAACTTCTGCGGATCCTTGATTCCGAAACCATCCTCCAGCACATGGATGGCAAGAGCCGCCGGATCGATAACGGTTCCCACCAGTGGAGCAATCGCATTCAGCAAGGATACAGCCTGCTGTTTCCGAATCGTGTCATTCATCGGCTGAGTTGACCCGGCTTCAACAGTGAAATCGTATTCGCCTAGAATATCGTCACGGCTGTAAGGAACCCACAGGGATTCGCCACCGTTCCTAGACACACGGGCCATCTGGTCGCCAGTCATGAACTGCTGCATCAACTGGATTACACGCCTGGCAATCTCCGAAATCGAAATCTCAATGATCGCCAACTTGTCGGCAGCCCGCGCATTCTGTGCATCAGCAATAATGCTGGCCTCAGTGGCCGTACGGGTGATCTCCGGCATAGCGCCCCTGGCGTACTCCGATACACCCGACACCGTGTTGATGTCATTCTCGATGACATTGCTGTAAGAGTAAATCTCCGGCGAAATCGGGGTTTGCGGCATCGGAATGACAACATCCGACAAAGGCTTGTTCTCATCCAATACCGGTACCAGACGACCATCCTCGTCGGATTCCAGGGCTTCACGCCCTGCCGGCCCAAACGACCGCTCATGGTACAGGTACTTGCGGGCGTACCGCTTCCTGTCGTTCATCAACTGAGAACGAGTCTTATCCAACTCCAACTGCAACGACTCGATTGATTCCAAATCACCCATCGGGTAGAACAAATCAGGAATGTCATAGTTCCGAATCATCACGAACGGTTGCCCGTACGCATACGGCATCGGGATCGGATCAACCAGGAAACCATCACTGTTCTCAGAGAACACAGACATCGTGTTCTCAGCGATGTCGTAGAACTCCCAAATCGTCACCCGGTCCTCGTCGAGAACGCGCATACGCTCGTTCTCGTACTGGGAAACATACTGTGGGTTCACACCCGCATCCGCATCCAGACGCTTCCGAACCGACGGCTTGTACCGCTGATCCTTCTGAGCGTCCTCCAACGGTCGGATGATCTTCTGAGCGATCCACTTGGCGTCATCCATGCAGGTTGCTTCGGGATCAACAAACACATCAAACGGTGAAACCCGTTCAACAAACGGCTGATCCTCAATAATCATCATCGCCGTTTCCGGCAGATTAGCGTTGATCTCATCATCAGTCGGCAAAGATGCCGACAGATCAGGAGATTCAATAGCGAACTGGTCGACCTCCAGGCGGGCCTCCTGCATCAGGAGATCCCGCTCCGCCTCCGCCAAAGAAGTTTCCTGCTCCAGGAACTTCCAACCAGTCTTCACCCAGCCATGCCCAAAGATCAGAAAATCCTTGACAGCCCGACGAAACGGCTTACGAAAATCGTGGTGCCGCCACAAATGATTGACAACAGCCTCAACAAACGCTGCACGATCAGAGTTGGCCTCATCATTAGCGGCCACCACCACCTTCGGATGGTTCACAGCCACAGAAGGCGCAATCACATTGATCGTGCTGAAAGCCAGGTTCACGGTAAGCAGATCAGATCGGCTACGAGTGGTATCCGCCCAATGCTTACCCCGGTACAGGTCGATCAGACGCCACCAGGTGCGATCATAGGACTGGTCCTCCCGCCACCTACGAGTGCGTTCCAACCGCTGGGTATACTGCTCATGCAGTTCCGCCCTGGTTTTATTCGCCATCAGAAATACGCCTTGTCAGGCAACCTCTCAATGTTGCGTCCCTGCGATAACGCTTCCTGCTCGGTTTTACGGCCACGTTCCGCCCTGGTGAGATGCTGCTCATCAAGGGGAAAGGTTTCTCGTTCACCGCGTCCCGTATCAACTCTGATACCCAAGAGTTTCTGCCGCCACTCCCACAGTTCATCCATCTCCTGTTGCGTCTTCGGACCCTTGAGATCCACAACGTAGACACAAAACTGTTCGTAAGACGCCTCCCTGGGGAGGATCGCCATTACTTAGCGTTGCTGCCGCGCAACTTAGGCTGCGGCTTCGCAGGTTCAACCTTGCCGGTTTTCCCATGCTGGTTGAACGGGGTGGTACGCACAGAAACCTGACCGTAGCCGCCAGTCTGGTTGGCGTACTTCGGATCACCAAAACGCTGCTTAGGCGAGTTGGGGCCACCAGGCTCCCAGATGGGGTTCGCCACGACAGAACCGCCGCGTTCCATCTTGTTGTTCTGCCCTTTAGCGCCATCAATGGTTTCAGTGCCGTTGGTGTGCGAAACAAAGTTCTTTGCCATAACTACCTCTCGGAGGGAACGAGCATCTCTAATAGTCCGCTCAACGTGTCCCACGGATGGAATGCTGACCGATCCGAAACGGATCATCCGACGTATCCTCATTCAACGCCAAACGCTTCCACCAGTCAAGCGTCCAGTAATCATCGACCTGCTCGACGTACTCGGGAGCGTGCGCAAACTTTCGCATCTGGTTCGCCAACGCCAACGACATAACCCGATCATCAAACGGAGAACCCGACATCGATCCCTTCTCATTACGGGTAAAGGTTCGCAACTCCGCCAACGTATTCCGATCCCTCAACCCCAACTCACCGTTCTTCAACGCTGTCGCCAAATCATCAATCATCAACGGCTTCGACGTACGAGTCGTCTTCCAACCATACTCCTGGGTCACACGATTCGACACACTGTTCAACGTACGCTTCCGAAACAACCTCGGATACCCCAACTGGCGCAACACCGTGATCGTCGTCAAACCATGATTGTTCGACTCGACGCAACACAACGCATCCC